ACTAAACACGATGGGTGGCTATTATTTATATTTACACCGTACGGAAAGAACCATGCTTACGACCTATGGGCTAAAGAACCAAAGGATTGGTACAAGGAAATACTTACTATTAATGATACATACACTCCAGATGGAGACCATATAGTTACTAAAGAGACTGTTGATGAAGAATTAAGAAGAGGAGAGCACCCCGAAACAGTAAAAAGAGAATACTATTGTTCATTTGAAGCAGGTATCTACGGTACTTATTACATAGATGAGATGGAATTAGTTAAAAAAGAAGAAAGATTACTACCATTACTATACGACAGAAACATAGGTTCCAAGGTTTATACCTTTTGGGACTTAGGAATACACGACCCAACAGTTATATGGTTCGTACAACAACGAGGAGACTACTTATATTTCTTTGATTACTATGAAAATACAGGCAAGGACACAGAATATTATCTAAATGTTCTCTTAGAAAAGAAAGAAAAACATGGATATATTTATGGTAAGCATATATTACCACACGACGCAATAAGAAAAGACTCTACATCGGCCTCTAGGACGCGTTATGGGCTATTAGCACAAGGCGCTGACAACTTAAACTTAGGTACATTTACTATGGCCCCAAACATAGCTATCTCTGATGGAATAAATATAGTAAAAAGAGATTTTAGAAGACTATTCTTCTGTTCTAATAATTGTAAAAAAGGAATAGAAGCAATTAGTTTTTATAGACAACATAAAGGTAAATGGGGATTTGAAGAAAGACCAGAACATGATTGGTCAAGTCATGCAAGTGACGCCCTCCGCGTAGGATTGGTGTGGCATTTACATAACAATGACTTTGATTCCCCTAATAGTTATATGCATAACTCTACCTTTTATAATTCAGTAACTAATTATCTAGATGATGAGGAGGATTAAGCATGGTTGATGACTCAGCAATGAAAAGAGCGTATACTCAACAACGAGTACTTGAAAATAAACTATCGGCCTTACAGAGTAAGGGGCAATCCCGTGGCTGGGATAAATCAATGGCCAAAAGACAAAAAGAAATGCTATCCGAATTACAGGGTGCACGTTCACAACATAAAATGGCTAGAGAAACTTATGAACAAAGAACCCAAGCACAAGCAACAGCTTCCCACTCCCAAAGCGAGTGGGATAGAAGACAAAGCAGACAAAGCAGTTGGGGGAGTTTCTTTGGAGGAGTTGCTGGTGGCCTTTTTGGTGCTTTATTTGCACCTATTACTGGTGGTGCCTCAATAGCAATAGGGGCCTCAATAGGTGCTGGCATAGGAGGCGGTACAGGCTATTATAATATGTATGGGGATGATCCTGCTACAGTAAAGGCAAATGCAGAGGCCGAAGCCTCAAGAAACATACAAAGAGAATCAGAGATCGATAGTTCTAAAGCAGCTGATTTATCTAGACAATCTGAACGCTTACAACAATCCCTTGAAACGACAGAAGAGATGGAAGCGCAAGCACCAGAAGTAGAGTCTAGAGATGAAATGGGAGGAGAATTAAGCGAAGAAGAAAAAGGAGGCGAAGGAGAAGAAGAAGGTTCTAAAAAAAAGAATAAATTTAAAAAAAGAATACCGTTAGAGGGCTTTTAATTAAATGGATTATATAACAAGGTTAGGTCAACTTAAGACTATAAGGGCTCCCTCGGAGACTTGGTGGGGTGAGGTTGCAAAATATCTAGATGTTGTTAAATCACCTACTAAAGATGGTGTTGCTCAATGGGCTCTAGAACAGTTTGCTACGGGGCTCCATGGTACATTAACTAACCCAACTCAAAAATGGTTTAGTTTAGTAACTAAAAACTCAGAATTAATGATGAATTATGAGGTTCGTAATCATATAGATCAGTTAGAAAGAGCATGTTATTCAATCTTTAATGACGCAGCAAGTAACTTTCATAACAGGTTAGTAGAACTTTATCTAGATGTAGGACTCTATGGTACGGGTGTTATGTATATACAACAAACACCAAAAGAAGAATGTCCTATTAAGTTCTATACTATTCCAATAAGACAATGTTATTTAGCGGAGAACGCACAAGAAAATATTGATACTGTCTATAGAATAATAATGATGACCAATAAAAATATATCTAATACGTGGACAGACGCTCCAGATGTAATAATAAAAGACGCTGAAAAGGAACCTTATTCCAAAAGGGAAATACTTCATGTAGTAGAGCCCGCTGGAAAGAAAAAAGAAGGTTACACTTCTGCTTTTGTCGACGTTGAAACAAAGACAGTATTAGAAGAAACAATGATAAAACACTTTCCATACTTAACTCCAAGGTGGAGCAAGAAGAGTGGAGAGCTGTATGGATATAGTCCATCGCGTATAGCCTTACCTGAAATTAAAGCCCTAAATGATATTAAGAAAGCAATAGTTAAAGCAATACAAAAGCGTGTTGACCCACCATTATTGTTACCTAATGATACCATTGTTAATAAACCATCGTTTACAGCTGGTGCTATAATGTATTATAAAAAATCAGAGGCAATGTCTCCAGATTTTATACATGAGTTTGGTGGAAGCGCCGATATAAACCCAGCATATCAAGCAATGATGGAAAACCAACAAGCAATACTCAGAGCATTCTATGTAGAATTATTTAAACTAGGTAAGGAACATATATCAATGACAGCAACAGAGAGTACACAAAGACAAACAGAACAATTACGTCTTATGGCTCCTATGTTATCAAGGTTCGAAAGTGAATTCTTAACACCATTAATTGAAGCGACCATACCTATTTTATACAAATGGGCAATAGTTCCATTGCCAGCAAAGGCAGCAGGTGGAATCGATGTGGATATAGAATTCATAAGCCCAATAGCACAAGCACAGAGAGTGCATGAAATACAAAATATAGTTCAGTTCTGGACTAGCCTTAAAGATATATCGCAAATAGACCAGTCAGTTTTAGATAATGTTAACTTAGATAATTTATTACGTAGCTTTGGTAATTTATATAAAGTTGAGGGCTCAATCCTTAAGACAGATAATGAAGTTGCGGCATTGAGGCAACAACGCCAACAAATGCAACAAGCTCAACAACAACAAGAACGAGAACAACAATTTATGCAACAAGTACAACAACAAGCAGGAGGTGAGTTAGGTGACACTGAACAACCAACAATTAGGTGATTTATTTAAGTCAGTATTTAAGACAAAAGATGGTGACAAGTTACTACAGTGGATGATAGCACATTATGAGGTCTTTAAACCTACACCGATAAATAGACCACAGGCACAAATGGTTAAAAATATAATATTAGAATTCATCGGCTATATCACAAGTGGTACGAGCCAACAAAATCAAATCTATAGTTATCTAGATGATAACTAATTATTAAGAGGAGTCAATTTATGATAGATGAAAAAGAAGAAAATCAAATAGAAAGTGAAGGAATAAGCGAGCCTCAAGAGAGTGAAGGTAATGAGGAAACTCATCAAAAGAACCCTGACAAAGAACCAGAAGGTTGGGATATACCTACAGACGACGCTCCGGATGAACACTGGACAAAATTCAGAGAAGGATTAAGACCAGAAAAAGTAGAAGACTATGACTTTGGAGACGCAGGGAAGGAAAACCCTGACGTTCTTAGCAAGATGAAGGAAATCTTTTGGGAATCAGGAATTCCAAAGAGAATGGCTAAAGACTTATTGGAGAAAATCGGCACATATGAATTGGAATATACACAAAGTCGTAATCAAAATATGCAGGAGATAATACAAAGAGCAGAAGATGATTTAGGTAAGGGGTATAAAGGTGGAACAGAAAGAATTAATCAAATCTTATTAAATAAAATAACTGAAGAATATGGGGCAGAAGACGCAGAGTCAGTTCTCCAGTCTTTAACAGGCAATATAGCAGCAAAGAAATTACTTTTAGATACTATTATGAACACTTCTAATAATAATTTTGTTAAAGGAGACACAAGTTCTGAAACCCCAGATGACAAATTACGTAAATTAAGACACGATGATAAATTTATGACTATAGCAAGAGATAAAACTCATCGTGACTATAATAAACATAATGATATGATTGCGGAGTTGGCTTATGATATAGAAATGGAAAAACAGGGAACAAAAAAGGAAAACCAATAATTAACTAACGGAAGTCATATTTAGAGAAGCCAGAAAAACAACAAGGAGAATAAACAATGGCAACATCAAATGTAAGGGACGAGGTCGTATTATTTCGTACACAGTTTGCGGAAAGTATTAATGATACACTTCAACAAAAAGTTTCGAAATTAAAGACCTACTGTGACCTAAGAAATCTTGTAGGCGGAGATTCATTATGGCAAGCAACCGCAGGCTTAGCAACTGCACATACTTACACATTGGATCCTAAAAAAAGAAGTTCATCAGACATGGAGGATTTAGCCACACCAATCCAAGATATTGAATTTACTAAAAGATGTCTGGTCTCACAACCAATATCGTTTGGTACTATAGTTAACAACTTAGCAGAATTAAGAGCAGGAGTTAAATTAGATGGGCTCTACGTAAGAACTGCAGTAGCAGAATTTCAGAGAAAAATTGATGAGATGATTATGTATGCATTCACTAAGGATGTACAAACAGATCCATCATCATCTACAATGTCTGGTTTAAGTGAGCTTAAATTTATCAATTGTGGTAACCAAGTTACCTTAAAAGCATTATTGAAAGCTCGTACATATTTAACACGTATAGAACAAAGACCTTTATTCTGTGCATGTGACTCATATTTCAAAGAAGGCTTATTACAAATGACAGAAACTACCTCAAGAGACTATGCCAATGTATTGAGTCTAGTAGCAGGAACAGTAAATACTTTCTTGGATACTGAATTCGTACAATTAGCAACGAATATGATACCTAAACTTACTTTGAAAAAAGATAAAGCAACAGTAGGTGGAGTTGCGAATACCCCAGTATGGGAAGTTGAAAAAGTCTCTAGAGACTCAGAAGACCTAAAAGCCTCACAAGCTAGAATGATACCAATATTTGCAAAAGACGCTATGATGTTGGGAACAATGGAAGAGTTAACTACATATATGGATCGTAATCCAGATAAAAGATATAAGCAACACATCTATGCAGAAATGGATATGGGTGCAATAAGAGCAGTTGACGAATTAGTAACCATACTTATTAGTGGCGAGATTCTTGAAGATGGCACAATTAAACACCTGAAGGTTCCAGCAAACAAACTAGGTAATAGTACAGACCAAATAGTCAAATTATATTAATAAACAAAGGAGAAAATAGGGATGGCTACAAAAGGTGATGATCCTACACTCAAGACAGAGTTAGGAATAATTCAGGAAGCATTTGATTTGATAAATTGTTCATACACTGATCAAGATTTACAATCAAAACAACCCCTTGTTGCTTTATTTAAACATATCTTATTTTCTCAATACGATTGGCAATTTAGTAAAATACATGTTGTTCTGACTCCATTGGTATTAATTACTAGAGATA